ATGGAAGAAATAATGTTAAGGAAGTTTAAAAAAGAAAATAGTGAAATTTATTTAGAGTATCTAGAAAGTTGTAAGGCAAATAATTGGGATACTTGGAATACAACTTACAAAACTTATATTAATAATTTTAAGTTATTTTTAATTTGGCTAGAAAATACTTATAAAAATAAGGCTTTGTTAGGAAAAGATACCCTGAAAGATATGCCTTCAATAATAGAAAAATATCGTAATTATTGTAGAAGTAAGGGTAACAGTAAAAGAACTTTGATGAATAAAGTTACTGCAATTAGTAGTTTTTATTCCTGGTGTGTGAGAAGAAATAAAATAAAATTTCATCCTTTCACGGATAAATTAGATAAATTGAAGTTTACTGATAAAGATAAAATTAGAAAAAGCTACTTTTTGAATGCTGAGCAGATATTAACAGTTAGGCTTGTTATGAAATTTCAAAATAAGAAATATGATATCCAGGACCAAATATTATGGGAATTATTTTTGGATAGTGCTTGCAGAATAAGTGCTATTCAGAATTTAAAAATTGAGCAACTTAGATTAGATGAAGGTTTCTTTGAAGAGGTTAGAGAAAAAGAAGGTTATATTGTAAATGTATTCTTTTTTGATAAATGCAAAGAATTACTACAAGAGTGGATAAATACAAGGATAGAAAAAGGGATAGATTCAGAATGGGTATTTATAACAAAATATGGAAATGAGTATAAAAAGATGAGTCAAGGAGCTATACGGAAAAGAGTAAAGAAAATGGGATTTATTTTGGATATATTAGATTTATATCCTCATACTCTTAGGAAAACATCAATAAATCTTATAAATAATTTAGGAGGATTAGGACTTGCTTCTAGTTATGCAAATCATGTTAGTAGCACAGTAACAAGCAAACATTATATACAAAAAGCAAGCCCTGTTGAGATAAGAAACTCACTTATCTTACAAAGAAAAAAATTAGGAATATTTTAAGTGTTTTATATAAAAGAAAGGAGAAAAAATATGTTTTATATCCACACAAAAGATAAAAAATCACAAGTTATATTCACTGTAAATTTAACTGCTAATGAAGTAAAAAACTTTATGGATAACAATTTATTTTTAGATTATCCTGAGTTAGATCCAAAGGATTATGTAGTTGTTGAAAGAAATGAAGCATTTAAAAATGCAACTTATGATCCTTCAACCAACTCAATAAGAGAAATGAATAGAGAAGAGTTAATTCAGGAAGAGATAGAAATTCAATTAGCTCCAGGTGAATACATAGAAAATAAGAAACTTATAACTGTACCTCAACCAACTTCATATCATACTTGGAATACATCTACTCATACTTGGGATATAGATATGGAAGATGTTAAAAGAACTTTTAGGCATAAGTTCAGAGAGATTCTACTAGATAAAATGTTTGGAAGCTATGAACATAATGGAAAAGTATTTCAAATGCTAGAATATGATGAAATTAACTTTATAAGAGTTAAGATGGCTTTAGATATAGCAGGAGAAATAGAAGACTATGATGCAATTAAAGAAGCTTTAGATACTTTACGTATTCCTATAGATATAGAGCTAGAAGAAAAAATCAAAATGGCAATGAAAGTTGGAAAACTAAAACAATTTTTAAAATCTCTAACAACACCTTGGAGATTAAAAAATAATTCTGTTGTAGATATCCAACTTGGAGAATTAAATTTAATTTATTTTTCTTGGATATTAAGAGTTATAACTGCACAAAATAAATACACTGCTATAACTAGGAAAATAAGAGAAGTTGAAACAGTTCAGGAGCTAGAGGCTATTAAATGGGATTAAGATTATTAAAGGTAGTTTTATTATAGCTACCTTTTTTAATGGCTTTAAATGGCAAATTACGAGGTCGGTTTAATAATTTTTATATAAAAAAATAAAGGAGATGAGAAAAATGTATAAGTTTTCTGAAAGAAGTAAAGTAAAACTTGCAACAGTAGATATAAGACTTCAAAATCTTATGAATGTAGCTATAAAAGAAAGCCCTTATGATTTTTCAATAACCGAAGGAATTAGAACAATGAAAAGACAAATAGAATTAGTTGCTCAAGGAAAATCTAAGACATTGAAAAGCTATCATTTGAGAGGAAAAGCAGTAGATATTGCAATTTGGATAGATGGTAAAGTAACTTGGGATTTTAAATATTATAAAGAAGTTGCAGATCATATCAAAGAAGTTGCAAGAAAGTTAGGCTACATCATAAGCTGGGGTGGGGATTGGAAGAGATTTAAGGATGGGCCACATTTTCAAATTGAAAACTAATTAATAAACAGTCTGGCCAGACAGTTATTATAAAAAATTTAGGAGGTTTTAATTATGGATTTTAATAATTTTCAAGGTTTATGTAAGGAAAAAGTAGTTGATTATTTTAATAGTAGAGTAGATAAAACAGATGATTTAAAAATAACAAAAGATTGTGTATTTGTTGTTTGGTATTGTAAAACTTTACAAAATGCAAAAGCATTACTATCTACAAATGTAAGTGATGGAATGTATTATGAGCTGACTTATAATGGTGATAAGAATGAATTGTACTTAGATGCTTATAAAAAATGGGAAAATAAGAAGTATGATGTAAAATAAGGAGGTATAATTATGGAATTAACTAAACTAAATACATGCCCAATAGATGACAAGTATTGGGAAGTTTTAGAAGATTATACTTACAGAACATCTAAGGGACTTGTGACTGTCCCAAAAGGTTTTAGAACAGATTATGCTTCAGTACCTAAGATTTTTAGAAATATTATAAATACTTATGGTAAGCATGGTAGAGCAGCAGTTGTACATGATTGGCTATATTCAAGTAAGTGTAAAATTAATGTTACAAGGGAAGAAGCCGATAAAGTATTCTTAGAAATTATGAAAGAGTGTGGAGTAAATGTATTTAAAAGAAATTTAATGTATAGAATGGTTAGAATGTTTGGAGCTAGCCATTTCAGAAAGGGTGAGTAACATATTTATGATATCTTTAACACAAGAGCATTTAGCATTTGCAGGGAGTATATTGGGTATTGTTGGATTTATTTGGGGCATAATATCAAGTTTAGATAAAAAATTTGAAAAGAATAATGCTAGACTAGAAGAAATGATTGATAAAAAACTAGATAAAATCGTATATGATGAACATAGAAAAGCATTTGAAAATTGGAGCAATGAAAAAGATAAAATTATAGAAGAAAAGATAGAAAAAATTGAAAATGCTTTTAAAGCAGATTTGCAAGAAATTAAAGCAAGTTTAAAAGAAATAAATAGCCATATGCTGAGATGTAAAAAAGATTAATGGGGTGGGATTTTTCCTACCCCTCTTTTTTTATTGTAAAAAAATATAAAAAAAGTTTACATCAAATATTTTAAAATCTTTTTAACTTATGAATTTATCATATGTTATGAAAGTAAAAAAATATTTTAAAAAAATTAAAAAAAAGTGTTGACACCGTTACGGTGTTATGTTATTATATGTGTGTAGAAATACCGTAACGGTAAATAAAAATTTAGGAGGATTTAAAATGAAAAACTTAAAAGAACTTTACAAAGAATGGAGAAAATTAACAGAAGGACTTATGGAAGATTATCCAGGAACTTCTGTTGATTGTGGAGAAGGGACAGTTAGAGAAGATTTTAGTGGATATGCAGGGTTAAAAGAAACTATAAGCTTTGAGGAAATGTGGGAATTAGAAAAAGAATATGAAAAAGAAAATTAAAAAGGATCTACTAAATAAATAGTAAATCCAATTCAAGAAGTGATATAGTTACTCCTTCAGCAAGATAATTATATCACTTCTAAATAAAAAATACAAGGAGTGATAAGAATGAAAGAAGTTTTTATTTTAAAAGAAATAGGAGATATAGAATATTTAGTTATTAATAAAAAAGATGTTGAAATGTTTTGTAATATTCAAAGAGGAGTTTATGAAACTAAATATTTTAGAAAAAATTGCTTAACTGAAGAAGAAATAAGAGAATATTTTATAAAAGAAGATGGAATAGATTTCACAAGTGATGAACTTCACAAACCTAGCACTTATGAATATAATTGCAGTGAAAGTGAAAAACTAATTGGAGATTTATATATTGTAAAATTTGATAAATCTTTAGATAGTACAGATAGTAAAGTAACACAAGATTTTTTTAGAAATGCAAAAGCAGTAATATTAGATATGAAAAGAGAAAAAGAAATCCAATTTGGGAAATAAATAATACAAGAGAGATGGTTTTTAAAACTATCTCTCTTTAAAATAAGGAGATGTTAGATATGACGTTTAGAGAAGTTATGGAAGACTATTTTAAGAGTTGGGGATTATCTGTAAGAGCAAGCACATCTATTAGCCATAAAAAATCTTTCGCTTATCAATGTGAGGAGTTATTAGATTTAGATATAAAAAACATTAGCAAAGAAACAATAGAAAACCATCTAGCCGAAATGTTATCAAGGCTTGCTCAAAGTACTGTGGGGCATTGGAATGCTAGATGTAAAAGCATTCTTGAATATGCTTATAATAATAGATATATTGAAGATGATTTTTATAAAAATATAGTTCATATAAAAATCAAAAATACTTTTGCAATTAGTGTTATTACAGAAAATGAATTTAAGCAATTAATAAAAATTGCAAAAGTTCAGACTAGACATACAGACTTAGAAGAAAAAATTTTATTCTTGGAATTGTTATTTAAGACAGGGCTAAGACATTCAGAAGCTAAGGCTTTACAAGTTTATAAAATTAATTTTGATAGTAACGAGATTAGAATAAATCAATCTCTGTACTGTGATATAAAAGGAAAATGGGAGTTAGCACCAACTAAAACTCATTGTTCTAATAGAACTATAAAAATAGATAAGAACTTAGCTCAAAAGTTAAAAGACTTTATCGAGCTAAAACATAAAACTAAAAATGATTTTTTATTTTCTTATGAAGATGGAAGTCCAAGAACAACTGTTTTTGCTAAAGATTTACTAAAAAAAAGTGCAAATCTCTTGGGAGTAAAAATATCAGCACATGGATTAAGACATAGTCATGCAACTATGTTAATAAGGAATTTAGTTCCAATTCAACTTGTTCAAAAAAGACTTGGACATGCCGACCCAGCTCTCACAATAGCAACATATACCCATCTAATAAGTGAGGATGAGAAAATAATAGTTGACTTACTTGAAAAAATTTGATAGCCTCTTTTAAGAGGTGGAAGGAATGGGAAAAAAAATTAGAACGGTGAAGATGATATTTAATAAAGACGGACATGGAAGTTTATCAACCAGGATAAGTATTCCAAAGTCTTGGGCTGATAAATTAGGATTCTCTCAAGAGAAACGAGAAGCCGAAATAGTATTTGAAATTAAACTATAA